TATAATATATAATAAAAAAATATTATATTTTATGATTATATACATGGCTAGTTTTCAAAAAATAGTTGGTTATACTGCTATATTTTTATTTTTAATTTTAATGATTGTAATTGGTATACTAATGATGCAGGCTAAAAAGAATACTAAATTTCCACCACAAGTAGGAGAATGTCCAGATTATTGGCAAAAAAATGCAGCAACAGGAAAATGTTTAAATGTTCAAAATTTAGGAATTAATTGTCCTAGCCCTGCTAATTTTGATACACCAGATTATTTAGGACCAGATGGAAAAGTAAATAAGTGTAAATTTGCTAAAAATTGCTCTATAGAATGGGATGGTATTTCAAATATGGGATTGTGTAATTAATATTTACGCAAATATTTTAATAAAATTATTTATTAATGGATTTTATTAAACTACCTGAAGATATAATCATATATAAAATATTACCATTTGTACAGCAATATGCTCTTAAATTAACTAATAAAAAAAATTGGTTAGATGTATATAAAAAAAAAAGATTTAACACTATTTCAAATGAACGTTCTTATTATAGGTTTTTAATGAGAAATAATTTATATTTTGTTTTTGATATATATTTTACAAACTTAATTAATGTTTATAATAATATTAATCAAAAAAATTATAAAAAAAAATATAAATATAAAAATATGGTTTTTTCTAATAAAATAGATGAAATAATATATTTTTCAAAAAATTATAAATTATTTAATAGATGTGATAATATTATAAATAAAAATAAACAAAAAATGAAATATAAGTTTAAAAAAACAAGAAAAAGAAATATAATATGGACAAATTAAATTTAAACTTAATATTAAATAGAGATAATCAAGAAAAACTTTTAATGGATACTTTGAAATTCTTTGAATTAAATAAGAAAAATTTATTAATAAGCAGAGGAATATTCGTTTATGGTACTCCAGGAAGCGGGAAAAGTAGATTTGTTGAACTTATTTTAAAAAAACTTAACTATGATATAATAAAATATGATGCGGGTGATGTTAGAAATAAATCAATTATTGAAAATATAACAAAACATAATATGGCAGATACAAATGTTCTTAGTATGTTTCAAAAAGAAACAAAACAAATAGCAATAATAATGGATGAAATAGATGGAATGAATAGTGGAGATAAAGGTGGGATTAATTCATTAATAAAATTAATACGACCAAAAAAAACAAAAAAGCAAAAAAAAGAAAATAGTACAATGATACCTATCATTTGCATAGGAAATCAACATGTAGATAAAAAAATAAAAGAAATAATGAAGGTTTGTGTAAACATTGAATTAAAAACTCCATCAATAAATCAAACAAAACAATTAATAAATATATTAATGCCAACTCTTGAAAAAGAACTTGTAAAAAGCATAGGTGAATTTATACAAGGAGATTTAAGAAAATTAAATTCAACCTATAACATTTACAAAAATCAAGAAAAAATACTAAAACAACAATTATTGCAAAATATGTTTAAACAAAAAAATTATAATGAAGATGTTAAAGATATTATTAATTTATTATTTAAAAATAATTATTTGATTAATCAACATTTAGAATTAATGAACGAAACTGATAGAACAAGTGTTGGTTTGCTTTATCATGAAAATATTATTGATAGAATTGATGATATTGGTAAAGATAAAAGTATAGTATTTTATAATAAAGTTTTAAATAATATTTGTTTTTCTGATTATATAGATAGAATAACATTTCAAAAACAAATTTGGATATTTAATGAAATGAGTTCATTAGTAAAAACATTTTATAATAATTTTTTATTTCATAAAGAAAATATTCCAAATAATACTCCTACAAATATAAGATTTACAAAGGTATTAACTAAATATTCAACAGAATATAATAATTCTATTTTTATAAATAATTTATGTACGCAACTTTCAATGGATGTTAAAGATATGTTTTCTTTTTTTATTAGTTTAAGACAACAATATGATTTGGATTACATTATTGAAATATTCAATAATGAAAATTATGAAATAAGTAAATTAGATTTAAATCGTATTTATAAATTTATTGATAATATTTGGGAAATTAATTATGATTAATTTTTTACAAAAGATTCAAGGCCTTGAATAGTTCGTTCCCCATCAAATTCTTTTTTACCACCATTTCCATCCAAAAGTAGTATAGTAGGAAATCCTTTAATTTGATATTTATCAAGTTCAACACCAGAATCTGCTCGTTCTACCTTTCTGACACTTAAATTACCATTATAACCTTGTGAAAATTGGTCCCATGTAGGAGAGAATTTTTTACAATGGCCACAACCGTTCATATAAAAATAAACTAATTCTTTGGGTTGTCCAAATCCTTCTAAATTAAATGCACTGAAGTAACTAAATAACATTGTATTGTAAACATGACGTGCAAGAAAAAGAAGACCAAAGCCTGATAAAACCTGTACTACAGGATGAAGTTTATTAAACTTTTTAAACAAAACTTTAAAAAAACCTAGCATATAAATTAACAAAATATAATATTTTTGAATATTATATTTTTAAATTCAATAATAGTTACTAATTTACATTAATAATTAGTATGTTTGTTTAATAATTCTACAATATATTTGTTTCTTTTTTTAATATCTTCTTCTGAGAATGTTTCGTGTTTTTTTGCTATAGTTCTCGTAATATGACTTGAACTTCCTTCATATGCGGCTCTTTTTATGGTATAATTTTTTGCACCCAAAGAACTATTGCCTCTATGACCATTTTTACTATTTTTTTTTTCAAGTAAAGTTAAATTTCCAATATTATTCATTAAAGATTGATCTTTGAGTTTTTCTTTATCTTTTTGGGAAAATATATGTTCGAGACTGTAGTCTAACGATACATTATTTAAATCTGTAGTAATTTTAGTTTCTAAATATAACAACAAGTGAGTAGCATTTGTTATACCGATATTTATTGTAGTTAAAGAAGATATGTAATTATCATTATTTATTAAACTATCTTTATTTTTCTGTAAACACTTATTTATTTCTTCAAAGTAGTCAAATGTTTTATCAATCAAAAATTCATTTACAATTTCAATAAATCTATTTGAATAACATAAATTGTTGAAGGTTCTTGTTTTAAACGGTGAGTTTCTAAAATACCATCTAACAATTAGTTCAATTAGTTTTGAATTAATATTTTCTGTATGATAAAATATTGGTAACATACAATACATATATGATTCCCATGTTAATTTTATTTTTCTGTTGTTATTAAGTAATCTTCCAAATTTATCATTACTAATTTTATTCATTATTTCAAATAATTTTTCTACAATATCAAAGAATTTATTAATTTCTTGATATGTATCTTCATGTTCTATAATTGGTTTAAATAATTCTTCTAAATCTATTGTTCTTTTAATCTTATTATTATATATTTGAATTGCTATATTAAATAATTTTTGTCCAAATTCTTTTTTATAAATTTTATTTTCCATTTTTTTTAAGTTTTCCCATTTTTCATATACTTCTATTTTTTTATCATCTGGGACATTTACTAAAATGGGATTTTTAATTATATCTAATTTTTTTACATTCTTTCCTCTGTTGTTTTCCCAATCAAATATTCTACTAACATAATCTCTATCATTACAATCATAATATTGAATATCAATATCATTTACTATAAATTTATATAAATTAATTAATTGTTTTTCATCATACTTTTTTAAAACAAAATAGTTATAAATTTCTGTAAATGCGTTTGATAAATTACTTTTTAATTTTGTTTCTTCAAAATTATGTTGATTTTTAATATGTCTAATAAAATCTAGTTTCCGTGCTATTGGTGTTTTACACTTTTTACATACATAATTTTGATGCTCTATAAATGAATCCATTTCTTCTATGTTATCTACATAAGTACACCATAAGTTTACTTTATTATTAAATATTTTAACTAATCCTTCCATATCGTTTGGATTTACGCAATAAATTCTAGGAATGATATTTACATTATATTTTTTTTTAATATTTTGTTGTTCGGGTGTTAAATCATCAATATCTGTATCTATTGTTAGCAAATCTTTGATTTTTTGTCTTAATTTTTCAGGCCCCAAACATCCTATGACATTAAGTATTAAAATAGTAGTTAATGTCCTTTGTTGACCATCATAAATATTATCTGTACTATTATAATTTAAATTTATAATAGAACCCATTTTTAGACAATATTTTTTTTCTACAAAAATTTGAAACAAATCATCTAAAAATCTATGTATTTCTCCGTTCTCCCATTCAAATTCACGTTGATTCATAGGAATTCTCAAATACTTATTTAAAATAATTTTCCACGATACTTGATTAGTAGTATATGGTTTTAATCTTGATTTAGATTGTACATTCATAAACACTTGATATAAATAATTTATGTTATGAATTATTTATATCAATTTTGCATATAATTTACGTCAACTTTATTTTAAAATAAACCCATTGCTCTAAGTAAAATAAATGTTCCACCGACACCTCCAAAAGCAACTTTTGGAATTATATGCCAATCCCAAACATATGATATTGATGCGCCCATTAATGTCACGCATGCTAATATCCAGCAAAGTTCATAATTTTTCAAATAATTCGTGAATAATTTTTTTTTCTTTCCGTCTTTATCCATTTTTAATATTAATGCTTGAGAATAAAGCCAGAAAAATCCCCATGGCCAAAAGTAACAACATGCAATTGTAAGTAAAATAAAGGCAATTGCTATAAAAATATTAAGATAAGAAACAGTTACACCAGTGACTAATATAGTTAATATGGTTCCAATAACAAGAGTAGTTATTCCTAATATTAACCATGGTAAAATAAGTAGTGTTTGGTCATTAATTGCTGACCAAAAAAGTCCACATGTTCCTAATATTAAATTTCCTGTATATATTATGCTAGAAATAATAGGTAGTACAATAGTAAATTTTGCGAAATCGAAAACTTGTCCTCCTAAATCTTGCGGATGTCCTTCATATCCATTTTTATAAAAAGATTGATTGCAAATATCTAAAAGTTTTACTAATCCACCTCTCATAAAAGTCCAGAATGTTATAAAGTAAGAACTAATACCTCTTAAAAGTAAATTATCATTGTCATACCATGTGTAAGGAAATCCAAATTTTGTTGTATCTATAAAACCTTTTTCTTCATTTGATCTTGCATCAAATTTATTTCCTCCTTTTTGAATTTTTCTTTTTCCACCAGATTGCTTTTTTTCTTTATCCATAATATCAAAAACACTCTGGTTATTGCTAGGGTCATTACTTGCAGATGGTGTTGTAGATTTAGCATAAGGGATTTTATCTTTATCTGTAGGTAATCCTAAATTTTTTTCTGTTTTTAATAATCCTTTTGCTAATATAATTGTTTGCATTAAACTTGAATTATAATACACAAAAAATATCACACCTAATGGTATACATATAAGTAAAACTATTGTATACATTATTTTTTCATTTTTCGTTAGTGGTTTTTTTTTGGTTTTTTTATTTTTTTTTTTCGATGTCGCTCTTTTTCTCTCCCTTTCTTTTCTTTTTTTTTCTTTTTTTCTTTCTGCTTCCTTTTCCTTAGAAGATTCTTTATAATCATCATACATTTTATCTAACAGAGGCATATATATATATCAATAAATATTAAAAATATACTTAAAAATTCTTTATTAGTTTTATTTAATATGAAGATTATTCACACCCCTCACTATGATTTTCATAATGTATTAATTCGTCCCAAAAGAACTACTATTTCATCAAGAAGTCAAGTAGATTTGGAAAGAGAAATGACTTTTAAATATTCTCCACAAAAGTGGAAAGGTGTACCTATTATTTCAGCAAATATGGATACAACAGGTACTTTTGAAGTTTATGATGTTTTAAGTAAACATAAAATGATTACTTGTTTAAGTAAATTTTATTCTCTAAAAGATTTTCAAGAAAGAAATACAAATAATTTACTAAATCCTGATTATTTTATGATTTCAACTGGAGTTGAAGAAAGTAATTTTTGTAATTTGTCTGATATTGTAACTTATACCAATGCAAAATGGATATGTGTTGATGTAGCAAATGGTTATATGCAGCAAGTTGTTACTTATTGTGATAAAGTTCGAGCATCTTTTCCAGATGCTATTGTAATAGCAGGAAATGTTGCAACACGTGAAATGGTAGAAGAATTAATTATTAATGGAAAGGTAGATGGTGTAAAGGTAGGTATTGGTCCTGGAAGTGCATGTTTAACAAGATTAAAAACTGGAGTGGGTGTTCCACAATTGAGTGCTATTATAGATTGTGCAGATGCTGCCCATGGTTGTGGTGGATTTATTATAGGTGATGGCGGTATAACATCACCTGGAGATATGGCAAAAGCATTTGGTGGGGGGGCAGATTTTGTGATGTGTGGAGGTATTTTTTCAGGACATGATGAAAATCCGGGTCAAATAATAGAAGAAGAAAAAAATGGTGAAAAAAAGAAATATAAAATGTTCTATGGTATGAGTAGTGAATTAGCAATGAAAAAGCATTATGGGTCTATGGCAAAATACCGTTCATCAGAAGGACGTGTTGTAAAAATTCCATATAGAGGTTCACTGGAACATACCGTTTTAGATTATTTAGGTGGTATAAGATCTACATGTGCTTATATTAATGCTCATAAAATTAAACATATGAGTAAATGTGTTACTTTTGTAGTTGTTAGTCAACAAATAAATACTCATTTAGTCAAATAAATTTTTTAAAGAGTAAATAATTTTAAAAGGATAAATAATTTTATATGATTTTATTATATAAAATTATATATAATGAGAGAATTTTTTATAAGTTTAGGATTAATATTAGTATTTGGATATATACTAGGTCAATTATATATAGATGTTATGAATTATAGAAATTCATATACACAAGTCATGGGAGGTATATTTGCAGAAGGAATGACAAATAATCAAGTACAAAATAATAATGGCAATAACAATGGCAATAATTCTTTGAATAATAGCGAACCAGTTGTTAGTGAAAAACCTATTATTATGCAAGAGCAAGAGTACGAACAACAGCGTCAACAATTAGGCGATAATACAATGGATACATCACAACCAGAAATAGATAATGATTATGCTAGCATTGAAAATCCACGTGATTTTTCTATTTTTAACAGAGATATTATGAAAAAAGTTTTAGTAAGTAAAAATTTAATTCCTGATGATATCAATTTGGCAGAAGAAAACCAATTTAATTATATTAGAATAGGTAAAAGTTTTATTGAAGAAGTTGCTTTCATTCGTAATTTTTCTGTGCCTCATATTGATGAAACAGATTATGAAACATTGGGTAGATTTACCGTAAAACTTCTTTCAAGTAATATATCAGCATCTCAACAAAAAGTTTACAGTGAAAAAATATTAGATGATGTTCATACAATGTTAGCCAAAACTAGTTTAACAAATAGTTCGGTGGTAGGAGAAAGTAATCCAGGCATGTCTACTACTAAGAGAATAACTGGTATGTATGGAGATAATAGTAATGCTATTATGAAGAAAAAATTAAAATTAGCAGGAGTTCCTATGGATGATGCAAAGTTTACTGATTCAAAAAAACCAAAAAAACAAAAAGTACAACCTTATAACTCTGCATGGGGGTTATTCTAAATATAATTTAGTAAAAATAATATATTATTAAATTATATATGTTATTTTATTTAGCACTAACAATTATGGTTTTATATACTATATTTTTCTTTTATGTAGATATTAGAAATTATTTAAATAAAGGAGGGAGTTTTGGAGAAGGAATGATTAATATGCAAGTACCTACAAATGTAAATGAACTTCAACAGAAAGGACCTGTAGAGTTGGAAAAATTATTAGATAAACGTCCAAATCTAAAACAAGCATATGAACTAGGAAAACCTGATTTTATGAAGGGTATAACAAGTGCCATGCCTCATTTATTATCTGCTTATACTAAATCAAAACCTGATTTGGACCAAGCACAACCACATTTAGAAAGTGCATATAGTAAAGCCAAGGGAGATATAACAAAAGCACAACCTCATTTAATGAGTGCTTACAATAAAGCCCAGCCTGACCTTAAAAACGCACTTGACAATTCTTTTAATGATTTTAATGAAGCATATCAAAAATCAAAACCTCATATAGGTGCTGAAATGGTAGAAGTAGGTTCTGGTATTTCACAAATGGGAAAACAAATGGGAGGGCAATATCAACAAGTATCTAATAATATGCCAGGAGTAAATAGTGATGTACCGGGAGCATCTGAAGATGTTATGGCACCTAATAAAAATAATCAAATACCTCAAGCATCACAGTCATCTGCTACTCCATCTGAAATGCAAAACTTTTCTGTCAATATGTTACCCAATGGCCTTATTTCAAAAACTGGAAAAGGTAGATGTGCAAATGGGTGTCTTGCTCCTCAATATGATAGTGATAGATGTTCTAATGAAATTTTTAAAGGTAAAGCATATCGCAATTGTCCATGGGTAAGTGATGGTAGTATAGATGATACTGCATGTAAAGATTGTGGTTCAATATTAATACCTAAAAATAAATATGGTTATGCCAGAACTAGACCCGGTTTATTTAATGAAAAATCATTAAGAGTTGCTTTAGAAGCATGTAAATTAGACAAAGCAAGTGATAATTTAGATTATATTCAAATAGGTAAAGATTTTATGGAAGATTTATCACGTATCAAACGATTTAGGGAACCTAGATTCAAAGAAAGTGAGTATAGAGAATTAGGAAGAATTGTTTATAAATATGATATGGACAAAATGAATGCATCTTTATATAAATCAGATTTAACTCGTGTTCTTAATGGATTATTAGATTCATCTATGATGATGCCTGTAAATGATAGAGATGCAAAATATAGAAGAAGAAGAAAATGTGGTCAATCTGATAAAACAAGTGCAAAGGTAGAACAATTAAAAAGTATGATGGGTGATTTAAAATATCAGGCATCTATTGACAGTTCTATTGGTGAAATGAAATCTGATAATCGTTTAGGAGGGTCTAAATCTGCATATAGTAAAAATTACAAACCAATGGACCCTAATAAATTCCCTCGTCCATATGATGCTATTTGGTCTGGATATTAATTTTATATTTAATTCGCTAATTAATTAAATATAAGATAACATGAATAAGTAAATGGAGCAATTTATTATTAGAAAATCTACAAGAAACATTAAATTGAAAAATAGTAAAAAAGAAACTAGTGCACCAAAACCTATGGAACTTGAAGAAGAAAGTTATGATAGTGAAAAAGAAATGAATAATGAAGATGAACCAATATATGTTTATACGGATGGTGCATGTAGTAATAATGGAAAAGCATCTGCTAGAGCAGGATTTGGAGTTTATTTTGGAAAAGATGACCTTAGAAATGTAAGTGAAGCATATAATGGTCCGCAAACAAATAATGTTGCAGAACTATTGGCAATTGTTAGAGCATTAACAATTCTAAGACAAGAAATAGAAGATGGTGAAAAAATTGTTATTTATTCTGATTCAACTTATTCTATTCGTTGTTGTACAGATTATGGAGAGAAAATGGAAAAAAAGAATTGGTTGAAAAAAAAA